TTAGTCATGATTAATCTCCCACAGCCTGATAACTACTAACACCGTATTACTTATGACCATTTAAGGATGATAAATAAGACTATAATGTTAGTAGTTATCTCCACTTAATCTAAGTTGCTGATTACTTCGTCGTGTTCAAACCAGTGAGCAGCATCGAAGTTAGGACAGGTCTTGTTCTTGTCAAAGTCTGTATGTCCTGCGACGACAGCGAGGGGGAAGTGGTCAGTCTGCCACTCGACGATAAGCTTACGCAGAGATGCGTACTGTTCATCTGTGTAGTTGACCGCTGGCCCATCCTTTTCTTTGTTCATGCCGCCTATCAGGCAGATGCCACGGGACCGTGAGTTCATGCCTCGAACGTGAGCGCCTGTTCGAGCAAGAGGCCTACCATCTTCAATAGTACCATCACGTTTAATGACTGCGTGGTAGCCGATCATCATCCAGCCTTTTTCACGGTGCCATCTATCGATATCTGCAGCACCAATATCCATCTGCGGCGGCGTATAAGCGCAGTGAACGATGATGTGTGTAATTTTATTCATCTAACCACTCCTGTGGGACTAATTTATCAGCGTACTGAAAGCCGTGCTTTTCACACCACATTGCGTATGTAGTGCTGCTGGTTTTAGAAATTGTTTCCTTGGACCTGCTGAAGACCATGCGAATTTCAAGATTGGGATGTTGGGCTTTAACCAGCAGCATTAGCTGTCGATTGGCAGTCAAGAATCGTCCCTTACTTTCCACCACTATGACCTTGCCTGTTCTGGTGGTTACCCAGAAGTCGGGGGTATAGCGTGCCACTCTTGCGGGTACATTGTACTTCAAAGTGGTTGGCTCAAATTTGTATGTGATACCTTTAAGACGAAGATCGGCGGCAAGGGTTTCTTCTAACCCCGACCGCCAACCATTCTTTATTGCGTTTGCCCTGACCTTGCTGGGCTTAGAAGTCTGCAAGATCATCAGCCGCAGCTGTCTCCAAGTTGGCGAAGCTATCAGCAACGAAGCCATCTTCCTTATCGAACATGGTTGCAGCTTGCTCACCATTACCAGCTGATGCCAGGGTGATAATCTGCACAGCTTCAGGTCGAAGTGATAGACCTACCATCCTGCTAGAAGGCATGGCGTACCCAAATACACTACCAGCAACACGCAGCGTAGAGCCACCAGTTACTGTCGAAGTCGTTGGCGTCTTGTTGCTGTCGTAAATAGCAACTCGCTTCTCAATAGTCTCACCTTTGCGAGTTGTGATTTTAGCCTTCTGTTTAAACTTGAAGATGTTGAAGCCAGTGAGGTTGTCTTGGTCGTCAGCTTCCTCTTCATAAAGAGGGGCCATGCCATATTTAGCAACCTTTGGGTCCTCCTTGATTGCAGTGGCAAGGTAGGTATCGCGCAGCTCTTCAAGTTGTTTGATTAGTGGCTGGCTCTCCTCTGCTGAGATTTTTAACTTAACAGTGTACTCACCATCTGGATTCCATTTGAAATCTGGAGTGTTGAGCTTAGGCCATACTGCAATGCCATGTGGTGTCACATAATCAGTCATGATTATTCCTTTAAACGTGTTGGTATTTTTGAACGTCGATGCCAGCCGCAATGAGACGGGCTTGAATGTCTACAGGCACGGGAACTCCGCTTCGCTTGTAGTATTCGGCGATGTTGATGAGCGTTTCGTTAGTCATTTCCGGTGCCTTTCGGTTCTGTAGAGCTATGGTGCAACCTAATCGTTAACGGCTCCTAACCTTTAACCGTTAACAGTTAGATTAACTGAAGAAGAATTCAGATTGGAGAACTTGAGTGATATCCAAGTCACCCATCGGGGGCAGGGGTTTTAACTCTGCACCCAACATCACTTCGCATTCGTCCTTGAATGACTGCAGAGGATTATTCTCATGGTACATCCACAAGAATGCCTCACGAGTACAGGCCCCCAGCATCTCGATGTCGGACGCATGGCAACCAAAGCTGTCATGTATCATAGCGAAGTGGGTGACCCCATTATCTGCAGCTAAGTTTACAGTCATGCGAAGGTGGCAGGAATCAGAAGAATGAGTATGATTTGGAGATACTCCTGCACCCTGACGCCTACGATCCAGCTTGTTCTTGTTAGCTTCTTGAACCGTCAGATAGATTAGCTTGTCACCAAACTTTGTCTTCAACCTACGCTTAGTCATGTCAGGATAGTTCTGCATCACAGGCAGACCGTCGAGAGTAGTCCACATGATCGGTAGGTTCTTCTTAGCCAGCTGTTTGGCACAGTCTTGCAGCCAATCCATAGCGGTTTTCGCCGCAACTACAGTTTCATTGATTGATGTCCAAACGTGCTGGGCTAAGTAGATCGATGCTGGGAACTCCATCTCGTGTAGAGGGGATACATACCCAACATTTTCCTCTCTTCGTTTGAGGTCTGTCTCAGTCAAGAACTCTTGCACGAATGCTCGGGCAGAGAACAACGTACTGCCATAGACCCGCGTCATCGTACACCTCTTGGCAGTCTTTCTGGTCATGCCATACTCAAGCCATCGTTTAGCCAAGTCAGCCACTGCATAGGTATCAAGAACATAGGCATTACTGTTTAGGTCCTGCTTCACCTTGATGATCGTCTTGTCGATGACCGTCTGATAGATGTCAGCTGGTCTGTCTGATGGTATTAGATTGACCTGCTCACCACCTACCTCATCCAGTAGAGCAGCACTCAAGTGTTGTAGGCCATTACACGCACCATCCTTTGCAATTGCAATGAACGAGACATGGTCATAACCATCAGTATTGTATCCGACCCACTCCTCGCAGAATGCTAAGAATGACCAAGGGTCATCAGCTTCTTTGGCCCACCACAAGTCAGACATAGGACTGGTGCCAGCCTGTAGGATACGGTCTTGGTTTTCTACCACCCAATCCACACGCTCCTGCATTGATGCCTTGTCATACCCGAAAGTATTTGCACCGTGTATCGCTAGCTCTACCGCTGCCTCGTTGGTGCCCAATGGCTTGCCATCAGAGAACTTCAGGAGGCCCTTAGAGAGCGAGTTGCCCTGAGGGGTTAGGTAGGAGCTGGCAGGGTACAAACGGCCCCTGAAATCGGCTGTGTGTACGAAGTAGATAGCATTGTAGACTGAGAACTGCTCTGCCAATCTGCGGATGCGAGTAACCATTAGCCGCTTGGAACGCAGCCTAATATTTTCTTCATAAATTTTAGTTGAGCGTTGCTTCCACGTTTTGAACTCACGCAGCTGATGCTCAGTCATATCCTCCTTCTTTAAACCTTCAGGAATGGTGCGAGGTGGTAGTGGTTCATCTTCCGCTGCACTCAGGCCAGCAATAGCCAAGCCACGCTCATTCATCATCTGGAGTGTGACCATGACAAACGTATTAACCTGCCAAGGTGTGCGCTGGATGTGGTTGATGGCTTGGTAGACAGGTGCCATCTGTTCTGAAAGGCCCTCAAGTTCCTCTAGGTAGTTCCTGTTCGAGGTCTTGATTAAAGTCAGTGGAGGGGTGTGATGTGTAAGATACCCACCACCCCTCGGCCCGGTCCAGTCATTAGGTGGTACAACCATCGGGAGATACACAGGCGATAACATCTCAGCCGCTTCCTTGTTGTTGTTCAGGAAGTCGATGACACTCTGTGTGGCTACAAGAACTTTCTCAATCCTCTTGCCACCTAGTGGACGGGTAGCCAACTCAGCGAACCCGGTTCGTGATACAAAAATCTCAATCAGTTTCATGCCAAGGTGAATACGAGCATCATCCCCCCACGATACCCACTGTTCGCAATAGCGATTGTAGGCAGCGACAAGGTTCTGACGTTTGCGCTGTCTGGTCGTATCAATCTCGTTGAGTAGCTTTTTAAACAGCCATGGGTGCTGCTCTTCAAACGAGGTGTACCGCAGTTCATCCTCTAAGTTCTTGCCGATATTGTTTGCGACAGTCTGCAGCTTGTTGGTCTTACTGGTGAGCTTATCAATGATTGTTTTAGCAGTGAAGAAAGCAATCACGTTAGGCTCCAGAAGTTTCATGAACTTAACAGATGAAAGCTTACTTCCTGCTTTGCCTGTCTCAGCTTCAGTAATCACTTCGACGATGCGCTGGGCTACAGGTTCAATAGCTCTCTTCATCAATGGTGAGCCGTAGAATGTTGATGATTCGTTACCCCTCTGGACGTTCTCAGTGAGCATGTTTTGAAAGCGGGTCTTGGTCAGTGTCCTTGCTTGTTTCTCTAACGCTTCTTGCGTGGAATACAGATCGATTGTCATTCTGTTCTATCCTTTAGGTGTTGGAGGGGCTTTGGGAGCTATGGTGCAACCCAATTGAAGCCGTTGATTTGATTGAGGTTTTGGAGAGGGGTGCAGCCGCTGGGTGCAATGGTGCAAATGCGGTGCAGATACCCACAGGTTTCTTGCCGTTAACGGTTAGAAAGATCGGGTA